AACTGGTCGTAATTCATGGTACTTCTAATGGTGTATGATTCTTCAATCTCATTAAATAGTTGTGCCATTTTAATCTCCTTCTTGTTAGGTGTTAATTTATACATACTATACATAAGTGTCAAGTTTACTAGATAAAACTATACTACTGTTTTAGATGCAGAGGTTTATCAGAAAAGACGTTATAATCTTTTCCTTAGTCTATCTATACAAATAGTTCTTACTAAACCGTGTATTCGAGTGTACACGACATGGGAGCTACCCAAGTATGTTATTTAGCTGATATCAAGAACTCAGTAGTATATTTAATTAGAACGAGAGACGTTCTAGGGAATAAATCGTGAAACTAAGCAGTACTGTCGTAGCGTAGCGAAGACCACTGCTTTGTTTTTTAATCAAGATAAGTAGTAATAAATCTTTATTGAAGACTTATTACTAAATTTAGGAAAGTACTTGAGAGATTTAAGCACAGAGTTACATCAAACAGAAGTTTAATTCTGTAAGCATACTGATTACCTCTCTATTCTAGGTTATTTATTTTATTTGCCTTTTCAGGTCACGTTTACATCTGCTCATTCCGTTCTCTCGAACATACGGCTAGGACTAAAAGCGAGTTAAGCTTCGGTATCCACAACAATCTTGATAAATCACTAAATCTTAGACTGTTCACCTCATTAAGCAAGTGACTACAGATGATAACTTTCACCTATCACTCTACGATGTTCCGTTTTACTAAAGTTCTTATCTTTAGTTTGCTAGAACGTATTACTAAACTTTTACAGCTATCCAGTCACACCTTTAGCATTCTTGGATAAAGGCAATATTTTAATCTCCCAATCAAAATACTACGCTTTTAGCAACCTACAGCAACCCCTTAGTTAAGTTGTATTCTGTAGCTAAGTAACGAACAAATGTCAGGTTAATTACTCCTTCTCTTCGTTCTCTTTCCTAATATATTAAATGGTTGCGGAGGAAGGAATCGAACCTTCGGAGGCGGGCTTATGAAACCCACTTGAACACCAGTTCTCCACCGCAAATCTTTGCTAGACCTTATGAATACTTTTCTCACACCTCTACTCAGCCCACTTACTATACTGATTCGGGTAGCATTCCTTTACATGAGGTTTGATGTATTAAGGCAATACATATTGAGCTATCTAGCTTTACTTTCGCCCGAAGGCATTCACTTTAAGACATTAGGTCTCTCCTTAATCAAAATATCTATCTTCTAAAATCTTTATAACAATATCTATTACAGTTAAATTGATGTCAAGCTCATCTTGATGACCTCTGTTGTTATAATCTTTAGGTCTAGCTTTCTTTAAACATTTCTTTATATTATGTAACTGATTAATAATATCTTCATCAAACCAAACATCGTTAGTCATAACTGTCTCCTTTTAATATATACTGTTAAACATTATAAATTCTTACAAAATAGTCTAGGCAGAATCCACCGAAGTGCGTGTTCTGCCTACAAACTATCCGATATGAACATCTCTCCGAATGTCAGGAGCAATATCCCACTGAGGCTTGCGAGTTCCCCAATGTATGTTGCACATCATATCTAGTGTTATTAACACTGTTTCAACAATAATTCTTAGCATGATACTAGCCCTCATGCAATGGGATTATCGGTTCTGAGAACCTAGGAAGTAGCCTTTTCCCTAGCACGTGCAATCGCTTGCACATACGTAGGGTACTTAACTTTACTCACTTCAATGAATGAGCCTAACCAACCTTGGAATACCCAGAACTTGTCAGTTTCTAGTATTAAACCCACTATGTATTCTCCTTGTTAATTGTAATTAGCGTGCTTTTTAATGCACGGATTAAATAGTCTTAGGACTCTACACCCACGAAACGTGGATGCAGAGTCTGCTCTAAGCTATTTGGAGCTGAGGGAAGCCAGAAGGAACGAAGAGTCGTCTATCTTCGGTTCTCTCGCTTGTCCAACAAACCAGTTGCCGTTACTGGTTGCCTTGGACACGAGGTCGCCAGCGAAGTCTGGGAACACCTGCTTTATGGTGTTAACAGCCGTAGCTTCCTCGGCTTGGCTCTTCACGTAGATTGCTACGTAAGTGGTGTTGTCTACCATGCCACGTATCTCGTCTTGAGTGAAGTTCTCCTTAGTAAGACGCAAAGCCTTACCTTGTGCATTACTGTTAAGGAGAGCCAAAGCTCCTCTCACAATGCCTTTCAATTGAATTTGCATAATCTTCTCCTATGCTAGTTAATGAAATGTTTTGGGCAACATTTGTATGTTACCCAATTGTGACAGGGGCGCCCGAGGGCAGGGACGCTTGGGGTCAACCTTGAAGTTTTTCAACGAAAAAGTGACCCCACCATGCCCGAACGGGCGGGAGTGGTAAGTGTATATATGACCCACGCACACCGCAGATATAATTTTCAAGATTTTCCCTGTTTGCGAACCCCACCCCTGGATTATGTACTATTACCTATGAAATACGAAAGATGGAATAAGGCTACAAAGAAGTACGAACAGGCAGAAATGACGCCTGAGGACTTTAACCTATATTTAATCGCCTATCAAAAAGTACAGGCAGAGTGCGCTATAGAGGATAGAATAGCCGAAATGAAGCTATTAGGTAATAAAAATTACATATATGATTAAAAAAGACTTGCGAAACCCCCTACTTATGTTGTTTTTTTACAGTATTGTATACAATACAGTATTGTAGTCAGTTATGTTATATACAATACAGTATTGTCAATACAGATGGTTTAAAAATCAATTTACCCTCGATAACCCTAAAAAAAAGTGGGTCGCCAGTGACCCATTTTCATTATGATAGAGTTTAGAAAGGGTAGAAAACACCCCAAAGATAAGATTGTCTTGTATAATGGCGAGGCGATGACCTTTTACGATTGGATTCTTATGGGTTTGACCTTTTTTCAGAACGAAGACAACATATATCCCCCACCAGCACAAGGCGGTAAGTATTTATTAAAGGCATTATGTGAAATATGTTGGAAAGGTGGTATGGATACTAAAATTTTAAAAAAATATAAAATCCCAATTCCTGATTATCATGGACTTTTTGAACCGAAAGCTAAAGATTAACGACTGGGTAGAGACCACCTACCCTATATTTACAGAATCTGAGGCAAAAGAGCGTGGATTAGAGTATTCTCATTGGAAAACAGTTAATAAAGGGGAATTAGGTCTTTCAGATGATGGATATGTAGCAGAATGCTTGGCGGTAACCCAATATAAAGACGCATCTCAGGCTGTATTTCCTTATGGTAGAATGTGGAGGAGTGGTAAGGCTCAATTATTGTACGAACCTCATCGAAATACGGGCGAATATAGTCAAACTGGAACTAGGACATGGGAAGAGAGAGAAAGTGCGCTTACCCGTACAAAAAACGCTGTAAATCTATATGTTAGTATGTTCATGCAGACAGGTAAAATAGACTGGAAACAATTAGGTCAGGCATATCGCCCAGACCAAAGAGACCCCAGTGCTACAGTTAAAAGATTATTTAAGCAAGAAAGGATAAAAGGAATGGTTGACACCAAGATACAGGAATATTTAGATAAAAGAGAGTTAGACCAAGGTGATGTACTGGATATTATAGCAGATGCAGTAGAGTTAGCTCGTCAAAATGGAGACCCCTCTAATATGCTAAGAGGAGCTGACCAGTATATAAGGATTATGGATATGTTACCTAATAAGACTCAGGTAACAGATACCGTTCAAATTGATGTAACTAAAAAGATATTAGATGAAATACAAAGTGAAGAAACTAGAAAAATTAGCCTAGAGAGGAAACAAGATGGAGAATGATGAGAGAATCAACAAAAAGGTAACGATAGTTGTTAATAAGCAGGATAAAATGAAGCTAGACATATTTTTGGCTGTGTTAGTAGATGTAGCTGAAGATATGGGTATACTAGCTACAATTACAGATATTAATGGATGATGCCAGTAGAAAACAGATTTTAAGGAAAATCAAGCATGATATGATGCTTTTTGGGAAAGTGTGTATTCCCTCGATGTTTTCAGCTAAATCCCCTGATTTTCACTATGAATTAGCAGGGCATGTTAATAATACAGCTAATAAACAGATTAATATTGTAGCCCCTAGAGGTCACGCTAAGAGTTCTATTGTAGGTGGTATATTGCCTTTATACCATATATTCTTTGGAGAAGGTAAAAAGCTAATCGTTTTGTGTTCTAGGACGCAAGACCATGCAGTAAAGTTACTAGGATTGATAAAAGACACATTGGACTTTAGCGACCAATGTAGACAATTATTTGGATATTGGGGTCAACACTCAGCTAAAAGCTGGTCTAAGTCAGAGATAGAACTGAAAGACGGGTCAATGATAATATGTAAGGGAACAGGTCAACAGTTACGAGGAATAAAAATCGGGAACCAGCGCCCAAGTCTTATTATCATTGACGACCCTGAAGATGAAAACAACACAAAAACCTCTGAAGCTATGGAAAATAACCTCAGATGGTTGTTGCAATCGGCTGTTCCTTCCCTAGACCCACGTAAAGGAAGAATTATTGTGATAGGGACGCCTCAGCATGAACGTTGTATGGTAGAGACTTTAAAAGAAATGAAAGGTTGGACTAACTTACAATATAAGCCAGACATGGAAAAAGGCATTGCCTTATGGGAAGACTGGTGGTCTATAAAGAAATTAAACGAGAAAAAGGCTGAACTAGAGTCTATTAATCGTCTTTCTGTGTTCTATAGAGAATATATGTGTGAGATTGTAGGGGATGAGGACCAGTTGTTTAGAGCAGATGATTTTAGGTATTATAAAGGCGATGTATTTCTTGATGATGAAAAACAGGCGTATATTAACATGACATCTCCTGAAAAGAAACAAATCCCTATAAATATCTTTACAGGGGTTGACCCAGCATCTAGCACAAAACAGACAGCAGACTATTCAGTTATTTTCAATATTGGTGTAGACGCAGAGAGTAATCGCTATATACTACCTTATTACAGGAAAAGAGCTACTCCACTAGATATTGCAGAAGAGATTGTAAACAATTACAAGAAATTTTATCCTCAAAAGACTAGGATTGAGAGTGTTGGGTATCAGGAAATGTTAAGGCAGTATGTAATTAAACGCTGTGAAGATGAAAATATGTTTATTCCTGGATTAAATATTAAAGAAAACCCCAGGACGAATAAATCAAGAAGACTAGAAAGCTTACAGCCTATCTTTGCTAGAGGGCAAGTCTACATGAAAAAAGAGATGGAACCTTTTATTAACGAATTATTGCTGTTCCCACGAGGAAAACACGATGATTTATTAGATGGATTCTTCTACGCCAATAAAGGATGTTATCCCCCTCATCATGAAACACAAGAAGAACAAGCTAGTGTGCTTACAAAAGGAAAAGGAATTATACGGCATAAAGCGAATGACTGGATGTTAGCTTAAGGTTTGCGATACCCCCTAGTGACTTTTTTAAAATTCGTCACTTTATGCCAAGAACCATTCATCCAGAAGTCCATAAATCTGAAGAGTTACTAGAAGATTACACTCATCATCGCACTGATTGGGCTACTCAGGCTATGGAAGACGATGAGTTCCGTAACAACTCCCAATGGACTAAAGACCAAATTAATATTTTAAGGGATAGGGCGCAGTCTCCTGTAGTTGACAATGTGATACATCCTGCTGTAGAACAAGCAAAGGCATTACTCACAGCAAATAAACCCAAGTTTCAGTCTACAGGCAGAGATGACAGCGATACCAAAGTAGGTCGTTTATTTTCAGATATCATGTCCTATATATGGGACAATTCTTCAGGCAGTTCTGAGCTTAAACAGGTTATAGATGATTACTATGTTAAAGGCATGGGTGTCATGCAAGCTTATGTAGACCCTATGATGGATTTTGGAAGAGGCGAAGTTTGCTTTAAAAGTATAGACCCTCTTGATTTATTCATAGACCCTTCTGCTAGAGATACACATGTTCGTGATGCTAGTAATTTGATTATATCTCGTTTATTTACAGAA